TTTTGGCGAATCAATTTTCGTAAATAAACCAATCATCAGCGAATCAGATAACGACACGATTGAAGTTGAACTTCTAAACGGCGACGTAATCGAAATCAACGAAGATGTATTCAATGCTCTTACAGATACGTTCGAGCAGCTGAATACCGGCAACAGAGAAATATTCCGTGCAGCAGTTAACGAAAGCATAGAGACGTTTGAACGTGTTCTAGAATTCGTATTTGAACAAATGGAAGAGGAAGAATAATGGCTGAGGGCGTAGTCAACAAACACGTTAAAGGTGGATGGGTTATCGCGAAGTTCAATGCTTCGGGCGCCATCTATCTCAATAGTGCCAATCCTCTTCTTGGAGCAAACTCTGGAAGTGAAACTGTCACTCGTATGAATATCGTTTCAGCTGAGTGGTCGATTGGTAACAATGCATACTGGACTATCAAGCGCGGTGCTAATACTGTTCTGGTTCTATCAGACGGTCAGCACTGTTTTGATTTTTCAGACTCGCGTCTTATCGACAACTACGGCGGAGAGCCACAGGCTAATCTCGTGGTAACAAAAACTGGTACAGGTCCTTCACATCTTACTCTTAAGATCCATAAGACTGTAACAATCCCTGGAGGCTCGCAATACTAATGAAACTCATCTGCGAAGTTAACGAAAATCTACAGATCATTACTGAAGCTAATGAGGCAGGTGAGAAGCAGTATTTCCTCGAAGGCATTCTGATGCAGGGGAATATTGGTAACAAGAATGGTCGTGTATATCCAACACACACATTAGCCAACGAAGTTGCACGTTACAATCGTGAGTTCGTTGAGCAGAATCGCGCTTACGGTGAGCTTGGTCATCCACAAGGACCAACCATCAATCTTGAGCGCGTATCACACATGGTTAAAGAACTTCGTCAGGACGGAGACGATTTCCGCGGCAAAGTTAAAATCATGGATACACCATACGGAAATATCGTAAAGAATCTCATGAAGGAAGGCGCAAAGTTGGGCTTTTCTTCACGCGGTATGGGCTCGCTTGTTAAGCGCGGTGACGGTCTTATGGAAGTCCAGAAAGACTTTTATCTAGCTACAGCAGCTGATATCGTGGCTGACCCATCAGCACCTCATGCTCTTGCTAACGGCATCATGGAAGGTAGAGAGTGGGTTTGGGATAACGGCATTCTTGTAGAAAAAGAAGTAGCCGCTATTAAGAAAGGTATCAATGAGGGATATGCTACAAAGCAGAATCGCGAAACGGTTCTGTTAAACGCATTTAATAAGTTCCTCAAAAATATCTAAATGGCGACGTTTTTATAAATAAACTAGAATCTTCTAATAACCCTGAGGAGAATATCAATATGTCAGGTCAGGAAACTAACGTCGAAAAGCTCGACGTGCAAGAAGCAAAAAAGGCGAGCTACGGCGTTAATGCTGAAATCGCTGAACCAACTGGTGTTCGCGCAGCTGTTCCAGGCGGTGCTGCTCAGGCTGGTGAAGTAGGTGGTCCAATGCTTCAGGGCTCAAGTGTAAAGCCTTACACTAAGGTAGGTATGATCAACTCAATCGTTGATACGCTATCTGGTCTTAAGAAAGCTGATGTTTCTGCTTTCTACGATGCAGCATTTAAGGGCGACAAGACAAACCCAACTCAGGGTTCATCTGTTGATCCAAAGCAGCGTTCAATTGGCGAATCATCTGTTCGCATCACAGCCGAAGATATCGACGTAACAGAAGACATCAAGGCAATCTTTGCTGGTACAGAAGTTTCCGAAGAATTCATTTCTAAGGCTACAGAAATCTACACAGCTGCTGTTCTTTCAAAGGTAAATGAGCAGCTCGAAGCAGTCGAAGCTAAGTTCGACGACTCCCTAACAGAAGAAGTTTCAACAGTCAGCGAAGAACTCGTTGAGCGTGTTGATTCATATCTTGACTACGTTGTTGAACAGTGGATGGAAGCAAACTCCGTTGCTATCGAACGTGGTCTCAAGGCTGAAATCGTAGAGTCATTCATGTCAGGTCTTAAGGGTCTGTTTGAATCACACTACATCGACATTCCAGACGAAGCAGTTGAAGTTGCTGAAGAACTTGCCGATAAGGTTGAAGCTCTTGAGTCAGCAATCAACGAAGAAATCGAAAAGAATGTTGAGCTTACAGCTAAGATTAAAGAATTCGAACGCGGTATGGCGTTCGCAGAAGTTTCAGAAGGCCTGACAGATACGCAGGTTGCTAAGCTGCAGTCACTTTCTGAAGCAGTCGAGTTCGAAAGCGTTGATACGTATAAGAACAAGATTGCTACTCTTCGTGAAAGTTACTTCCCGACAAAGGGCAAGGCCAGCCAGTTGTCAGAATCAGTTTCTTTCGATGAGGAACCAGTGGGCGACCTAGAAGAGGGCGCTGAAAAGCAGGTTCCAGTTGAGATGGCTGCTTACATGAACGCGATCACTCGCGGAATCAAAAAGTAAAAAGAAATTAGGAGAATAGTAAAATGGAATCTCTGAACGAAGCAATTCAGAAGAAGTGGCAGCCAGTCCTGGAACATCCTGATCTGGCTCCCATTAAGGACGTTCATCGTCGTAGCGTAGTTGCACAGCTCCTGGAAAACCAGGAAAAGTCAGCTCGTGAAGACGGATTCGGTTCAGGCGGCTATCGTGCACCAACACTGCTCGGTGAAGCTGCTCCAACAAACAGCATGGGCTCATCAAGCTCAACAGCATCTGACGGTTCAATCGACACGTTCGATCCAGTGCTTATCTCACTGGTACGCCGTTCAATGCCTAACCTGATCGCATACGATATCTGCGGCGTTCAGCCAATGACAGGTCCAACAGGCCTGATCTTCGCAATGCGTTCACGTTACAGCACACAGGGTGGTTCGGAAGCTCTCTTCAACGAAGCTAACACAACTTTCTCTGGTTCAGCTGCTGGTAACACTGCTTCACGTTTCGTTGTTGGTAACACTTCATCAGGACGTACCCAGGAAGCTAACGACCCAACGCTGCGCGCTTCGGCTGCAACATCTGGTTCGTATACCGTTTCAACAGGTATGTCACGCACTGCTGCAGAACGTCTTGGTGACGGAACTGCTGCTGGTGGTAACTTCCAGGAAATGGCATTCAGCATTGAAAAGGTAGCGGTAACAGCAGTTTCACGCGCCCTCAAGGCAGAATACACAATGGAACTGGCTCAGGATCTTAAGGCCATTCACGGTCTTGATGCTGAAACAGAACTTTCAAACATCCTCGCTGCTGAAATCCTAACGGAAATCAACCGTGAAGTTGTTCGTACAATCAACTACACAGCTTCTGCTGGTGCTCAGGAAAACGTAACAACAGCTGGTACGTTCAACCTGGACGTTGACTCAAACGGACGTTGGATGGTAGAAAAGTTCAAGGGTCTGTTGTTCCAGATCGAGCGCGAAGCTAACCAAATTGCCAAGGCAACTCGTCGTGGTAAGGGTAACGTTCTGATCTGCGGATCGGACGTTGCATCAGCTCTCCAGATGGCAGGTGTTCTGGATTATACTCCAGCTCTTGCTAACAACCTCAACGTAGACGACACAGGTAACACCTTCGCTGGTGTTCTGAACGGACGTATTAAGGTCTATATCGATCCTTACTTCGCTTCGTCAGCTGGTCAGCAGTATTTCACACTCGGCTATAAGGGTGCTTCAGCATTCGACGCCGGTCTGTTCTACTGCCCATACGTTCCTCTCCAGATGGTTCGCGCTATCGGTCAGGATTCGTTCCAGCCTAAGATCGGCTTCAAGACACGTTACGGAATGGTAGCCAACCCATTCGCAACATCTTCAGCCGATGGTGCAATTGGTGCTCCAAACACCAAGGGTTACAACGTCTACTATCGCTTCGTCAAGGTTTCAAACCTGATGTAAGTTCAACCCTCCATGTGGGAGGGGATAAGCAAGACGGGTTCAAACCGCAAACTGGGGAGCAGAAATGCTCCCCTTTTTTATTGGAATAAATAGTCTTATGAAGTCATTCACAGAGTTTCTCAGCGAAGCACCACTCCTAACTTCTGTCAGACGAAAACAGAAGTTTTCCTATGAGACTGGGCATAAACTATCGCTAGAAGATGCTGGAACTAAGATTGGTCGTGTTGACGGAAACACTGATCTGTATTATAACAGAATCGAAGGATATGATCTATACTATGCTCGCAATAAGTCTACAGGCATAGTTCATCTTACCATCACAGGTAAGCGCAATCCTACCACAAAAGTTTACACAATCGACACAGCAGACTCTGATGGTCAAGGACCAAAGGCACATATTGTTTATCGTAAGATTCTTGAGTCGAAACATTCAGTCGCGCTCGTAGGAAAAAGCCACTCAGAAGGTGGACAGAAGATCTGGCAGAACTTAGCTAAAGAACGCGGCATCTCGATTCATGGATGGTATCGCGGTAAGGCTATCAATCTAAACGCACGCGATCCAGAAGAAACACACGTAAGCGAAAAGGAAGCTGCCGCAGGTTTCCTTAAGAAAGACAAAGCTGGTAAAGAAATCTACAAGATGAAACTAGTCGCTTCGCTTCATAACAGAAAGACGTTCTAATGTCAGCAGTTGACAATCAGCCATCTAACATCAACTTCCTTGGTCAGAATGGCTTTAGATTCTCGATCAAGCGACTTCCTGGCGTGAACTATTTCTGTCAGGGTGTTTCTATTCCTGCAGTATCTATTGGCGTAGCAGAAACTCCTACTCCTTTTGCTGCGCTTCCACGCCCTGGCGATCGTATCGCATACGAGCCATTAGTTATCACGTTCAAAGTGGATGAAGATCTAAAAAACTACTTTGAGATTCAGAAATGGATTGAAGCTCTGGGACATCCAGACAATCTTGGACAGACTCGTGCTTTGTCTAGAGACATCAATAACTATCAGATGGCTGGGCTTAGACAAACAGGATATTATACAACATATATGTCTGATGCTGTGCTGTCGATTCTAACAGCAGCCAAAAATGTGAACAAGAATATCTTCTTCCTGGAATGTTTCCCAATCGCCCTTACGGAACTATCATTCGTATCGACTAACACGACTATTGAATACATGGAAGCTACGGCTACGTTCCGCTATCGTAAGTATGAACTTGAAGAGTGATTACCGCGACAACATAAGTCATTATATGCACAAATTGACAATTCGTCAAGAACAAAATTAGTCTTGACAGTTGGCATAAGATATGGTAGTATTATGATATGAAACTAGATGAACTTTACGCCATGTGGGACCAAGACTCCAAGTATGACGATCTTAACTTGGATAAAGAATCCCTCAACATCTCATCCCTTCATGCCAAGTATAATCGCCTGCTGAGTGAAACTCGCAGTCAGCTTCGTGCAGCTATGATTCGTAAGAAAGCCCATTTCAGCACACTCCGCGATTATTATCTCGGCAATCTTAACAATCCAGAAGATCTAGAACGTATTGGACGTCAGCCATTCCTGAACAAAGTTCTCAAGAACGAGGTGCAAGGCTATATCGACGCTGACGGTGATCTAGTTCGTATGGATGAACGCATCGCAGTCCTTGAAGAAAAGGTAGAAGTGATCGTTGAGATTATGAAGTGCATTCACAAGCGCGGATATGATATCAAGTCTGCTATTGAGTGGAGAAAGTTCACGAATGGCTTCTGATCTAAGTCTCGTCAAAGTAAATGAAGCGTGGATGCGTGTCGAAGGTGACATGGGCATCGCGCGCGAGCTGTCAGATCATTTGACGTTTGAAGTTCCTGGCGCTAAGTTCTCACCAAAGTATAAAGCTCGTGTTTGGGACGGGAAGATAAGGCTTCTTAACTCACGCAATATGACGATCTATGCTGGTCTTGTTCAGGAAGTTCAAAACTTCTGCGAAGAGCGTGGATATAGCTTAGACGTTGATCCCGAACTTACTATGACTGAGGAGTTTTCGCTTGCAGAAGCTGAAGAGTTTTCTAATACACTTGGTTTACCTATACACCCTCACGATCATCAGTTTCGCGCTTTTGCTCTTGCTGTTCGTAACAGCCGTGGGATTCTCATTAGTCCTACAGCTTCCGGCAAATCACTAATCG